ATCTAAAATATCGTTGTAATAATAAAATTTTAGATCAAGAAACAAAAGAAGAAAAAAATTGCAATACTGTTGTAGAGATTGATGTTGATCTAAATGAAATTGTACCAAAAGAAGGCATCAAAAAAGAAAATAAAATTGAAATAACTGAAAACTTAGGTCTTGTTATGAAGTATCCTAGTTTGAAAGTTTTGGCTGACTATGATGACGAAGAAAGTTCTGTACTAAACACTATCATTTCTTGTATCGATTACATTTATGATAAAGATCAAATTTATTATGCAAAAGATACCACTAAAGAAGAATTGATGGAATTTGTCGAATCGATGCAAACAAAAGATTTGCAAAAAATGAAAGAATTTTTTGATAACACACCTAAAATGAAAAAGAATATTCATTTTAAATGTCCAAAGTGTAGCTATGAAGAAGATGTTTTAGTGGAAGGCCTTGAAAGTTTTTTCGTGTAATTTTTGGTTATGATAATTTAGGTAATTATTTTCAGACTAATTTTGCTTTGATGCAACACCACAAATATAGTTTGACTGAATTGGAAAATATGATGCCGTGGGAAAGAAGCATCTATATCACATTATTGATTAAGTATTTGGAAGAAGAAAATGAAAAAATTAAATTACTAAATGCTCAAAAACGAGGTTAAGAAATGGCAAAATCGAGATTAGCAGAAATATTAAAACAAGAATATAAAACGAAAGGTATCGGCAGCGGTACCGTTTCTGCTATTGGTAAATCACTAAAAGAAAAAATGGATTTAAGAAATGTTCTTTTTGGTGGTTCTGGAATTGGTTCGGTTATTGGTCGCAAAATATTTGGAAAAGGATATTCTGCAACACCAGAATCATCGGTGGCCACGAAAATTTCAACACCAGAACAGACATTCTCAAGTGAAGCGGTCACAGTACTATCTACGATTGCAACACATTCTGCTACCAGTGCCAAAAACTCTATCGTCTTACCTTCTATGGCTAGAGACATGCATCTAGTCAAACAGAATATTGCAAAACTTGTCAAACTTGGTGGTGGCACACCGCAAACTAAAGCTGGAGATTGGTTAAGTAGACAAATGGCTAGAGAAACTGCATATGAAGAATCTCTGAAAAAAACTGCACCAACTCCAATGAAAATTGATGATAAGAAAAAAGAAACCGATAATCCTCTATTAAAAATTTTAGGTGGACTAGCTTCGTCAATTTCTTCTGTGATTGGAAAAGTTACTGACGCTATTAAAGATGTTCTTCTTCTTTCTGTAAGAGGAATAGCCGGACTTTTAGCTACTACATTAACAGGCCCACTTTTCATTGGTGCATTAGTTGCTGCAGCCATAGCGGCTTTGTATAACACACCTAGCGTAAAAGATTGGAGAAGACAAAAAGAACTTGAAGGTAAAAAAGAATCAGACTTAACTGATTCAGAAAAAGTAGAATTACAAGATTTAAAAGAAAAAGCTGTTGCAAGAAATGTAGAAGCAACGACAAATTACCAAAAATCAGGCGAATTCGGCGATGACATGATGAAAGCCCTAGGTTTACCAACATATGATGAACCGACTCCTGCGCCAACGCCTGCTCAACCAACAAAACAATCAACTACACCAGAACCAGTAAAAACTGATGGACTATCTTTGCTTAATAAGGTTATGGATAAAGAAGGTGTTACCGATCCTATTACAAGAGAAAGAATTATAAAATTGGCTATGGTTGAATCTAGTATGAGACCTAACGCTACTGGTCCCACAATTCAAAGTGGAATGCACAAAGGAGATAGCGCTAAGGGTTTATTACAAATTATGCCAAAAACTGCGGCAGAGTTAGGTTATAAACCAGAAGATTTAAATGATCCAGAAAAAGCAGCAGAAGCCGGCGTAAAATATTTTCTTAAAAATTTAAAAAAGTTTAATGGAGATTTAAATGCAGCAACAGTAGCTCATCATGCTGGGCCAGGAGGTGCAGAAAAGTTTTTAAAAACTGGTTCAATTGGTACTAAAGATGTTGCCACTGGAATATCCACAATGGACTATTTAAATAAAGTTTCTGGTTCATCACTTGCGTCAGCATCAACCGAAGTTGCATCTGGCCAAAGACAACTTGCATCAGCAGCACCATCAAATGTGGTTGTAGATAATTCAGTAAAGACAACGAACCAATCTTCTCCTCAAGTTGCATCTATAGCTAGTGTCTATAATCAAGATTTTAATGAGTTGTTAGCTTACGCTAATCGAGTATAAAAAAACACCCGCCGAAGCGGGTGTCTGGAACTACACTTGCATGGGAATTTTTAATCTTGTCCTGCGAGAGATTTGAAGTAATCTAAATCTTCATCTTCAGAATTAGAAAAACTAATTTCTTCTTCCTCTTCGGCATCTGCTAGGTCTGCAGCCTTAGACTTAGGTGCAGCACCTGCAAGTCCAAGAACCTTATCTAAACGACCTTTCAGTTGTTCATAAGATTTAAACTGTTTCTTCTCTGTAAACTCTTTCAGAGAAAACTCTGATTTCCAAAGAGCTTCAAGCTTCTCATCATCACCATCCAAAAGTGCAGATTGGTCTGCAAATTCGGACTTATCATAGTTACGATAACCTTCAACATTACGAATCTTCAGTTTGAAGTTTGCGCCTTCCCACATATCAAATGGGTTGACGGGAGTTTCATCTGCGAATTCGGGATTCATCGCTTCTGTAATCTTGTCGAAAATCTTCTTACCAAATTTGTAGAGTTTGACTTGACCTTCATTCTCAGGAGAACTTGGATCAGAAACAACTAGAATATTGGCAACATAAGATAGTTTACGTTTTTGATTACGTGCGATATTCTTATTTGCGTCAATGCCAGAATTCCATAGTGTATTGTTGTGTTCACATACTGGACATTTTTCATTGAGTGTTGTCAAACAGTTATCGATGAACCAACCACCAGGTCCCTGAAAACCGTGAGAGAAAACACGAACCCAAGGCAACGCATCATCACCATCAGCCGCAGGTGCAGGTAGAAAACGAATAACAGCCATGCCGTTACCAGCTTTATCTACTTGCGGTTGCCAAAAACGTGTATCGTCTTTAGAACCAGCTTCAGCAGGTTGTGTTGTTGATTCAATTGCTTTCGTGAGTTTGGCGAGATCAGAACGATTTCGCTTGAGTGATGCAAAACTACTCATAGTACTTCCTTTCGTATAAACGGTGTATTAACGGAGTATGAACGACTTATCCACATAAACATAATATATCATTTATTTAGTAAAGCATCAAGCGTTTTTAAGGTATCTTTGACATCTTTGTGAAGTATGCCGATGCCGCCTGCTCTATTAAATTCTGTGATCACATCTTCGGTATCATCAATCAAAATGATATTCTTTTTCGCATATTCTTTTTTCCTCTTACGTCCAGAAACAATGTTTGGTTTGTATGCGATTCCATTTTTTTTAAGCCAAACTTTCTTTTGTTCTTCGACCAGGCTATGGTGTTTTAGTCCACCAGAAGAAGAAAGTATTTCAATATTGACATCGAATTGTTTTAGGTATGTCAAAAGTTCTTGACCACCAGGAAACCAATCTAGTTGTTCAAACTGTTTGTCTTTGATAAACTCTGGCCAAAACTTGGTGAAGTTTTTACGGTCACGCAATTTCAATGCATCTTCACCATATAAATCAATAAAGCGTTTCTCAAAATCACAGAGAACGCCGTCCATATCTAAGTAAATTTTATTAATTTTCAATTTTTAATACCTCATTCACATCTTTAATTATTTTGTTATACTCACTTATAAAAGGCTCTTGTAAATATGGTTGATTATTTGGAGCAATCTTACCATAATCGTATTGTATTCTATAACACAACCTATCTTTCACACCACCCAGTCTTCTATGTAGAGTTATAGAATTATCGAAAAGTAGAAGATCATTGTCTTGTTGGTACCAATGGTCGTACATATATTTCTCTACAAACAAGGTTTTATTGATTTCTTCAAACATTTGTTCAGACTCTTTTTGTGTCATGCCTTTAATAGAATATACAGTATTGATACTGTAATGCAGACCTTTAATTCCTATCGGACTCTGAATAATCATTGGCATCTCTATTGTTTCTGGGCACATATTCCTATACATGACATCATCTTGTTCCATTCTTAAACCAGGATTAATTTTTCCTGGAGTAAATTTATGTACAAGTATCATTTCATCAAGTTCACTTCTGAAACTTTCCGATACTTCCTCATACCAATCTGTCGTGGTTAAAAATCCCGTAGCACTACCAACAACACCTTCATGGCCAAGCAAACTGACAGCCGGAGCAAACAATAAATTTCCAGATTCGTTAGAGTGCCATTTCAATTCACCCTCAGCGAACATCCCTATAGGTTCGCCATTTTCATTTTTCTTTCCAGAAACCCTCAAAACTTGAGTTGATAAATTTTTATATTTTGTTTCTTCAAAAGCCACAAGATTTAGTATCGTATTGACCCATTTTTTATCATCCGCTCCTACAGTAACACCATTAATTTGTTCTTCGGTTTTAATCTTTTGGATTTCAGGTAAAGAAATTTTATATTTTTTAAGTACTCTGTAAATACTTAAATTTCTGGATGTACCCCACTTATTGATCCAATTTTCATATTCATCTGGAGATAGGCTAACATTCCTTATAATTGTGACGAGGCCCTTCAAATGCAATTGACCGATTTCCATCCATTCATCATTGGTTAGATTTTTAAAATCCAAATCATCGATAAAGTGGCCGAAACGACCTAGTCCAGGAATTTTAGTTACTTTCATTCTATAACCTTTTTAAGTATCATTTTGTATTTTACTATATCTTTTGGTAAAAATGCGGCAAACTTTGTGATTTTTTGGTGTACAGTTGGCCAGCGAATGGTGTCGGCAATCTTCTTTTCCCACATCGGCAAGAATCCAAGAATTTGGGCAAGAACACATAATGTGACGAATTCTATGTCTTTTTGCAAACACATTCTGAGTAAAATAGGATAATCACCATCTACCACTTTGATTACATCATTTGGATCATCCACTCCCTCAAAGATGTTTCTACAATCGTTCTCAAAGGTGTATGATAGTGATTGCAAAACTTTTAGGTATTCTCTGTAATTTACCTCAGCTTCTTCCTGCATCAAATCTGCAACCCATAGGTTTTCTTTTTGGAGCAAATTTGAAACCGTTAGGTTTACAAAATCGTCTTTGTCCGGGTACTTACGAGAAAGCTTGTAATAGTAGTATTTGTCTTTGCGATTTTCAAATGAATCAACAGACACTCTAGACTTGCCGTTGTATTTAAAGTAATCGTATGATTTTTGTGTGAAGTGAAGTTTTAGTGCTTGAAATATTCCAAAGGTTTCATAACCAGTCATAAAGGTAATCTACTAGTTTTCGTCTTTAATAAATTGGCCTTTTCAGCCTGTTCTTGCATCTTCGCTTTAAGTGTTGAATTTACCAGAGTGGCTGCTACTTCTACCTCAAGGCCGGTTGTCTTGCAATATTCGACAATCGCCTCAAGGTAGCTATAGTCAGTATTTGCCACCATGCCTTCTATGGCCATGGCAAATTTTTTCATTTCATCTTTAGTAGGCATTAAAAAGGCAATGGTTCTTGTAGTGGACAATTCTTATCAAAACACGTATGATCTTTCATCAATGCCGCATCTAAACCACAAACAGAACATCTTTCTTGTGCCAATTCTTTGTTTTCCATTTGACGTAGAAGATCAGCAGCAACGTGAGCCATAACTGTCGTATCAGTTTCAAAATCTACTGGTTGTCCTGCACCGTAAGAAGACAAATCAATATTGATATCGTCATAATTAATTTCTTCATCGGGATACACAATGTCTAAAGTTCCAGAGATTTTATAACCAGATCCTTTCAGAAAGAATTCAAATTGTTCTAGAATTGTTTCTAAAGAATCTGCCTCAAACTCTACCGTAGTTTCAGCTGGAGTATAACTGTCGATCTGTTTAAAAACGTATTTCATTATTTTACAACCGTTTCATATAGAGTTTCAAATTGTTCATGTGTTGCGACTTCTTCATCATAGTTTTGTTTATGATACACCTTAACCATACGATTAACTAGACGCTTTGGCAACTCTAATTGCTGGCAAATTTCTTTTACTTCTTCACGAATAAGTTCTTTTTCAGCTTCAGCACGCGCAAGTGAATCAGAACAAGTTTTCAATACCTTCAAGAGTTTATCTTTGTCGGCAGGATTAGAGATTTTATTAATTGCAATTTGTTGAACAGCCATGATATACCTTTCTCAATTATTTTTTAGATTGTAACACAAAATTACCACCAGATGCGGCAAAAGCAACACAAACCACATCATTTTCTCTGGCATACGCACATCTTACGGCAAGAGGATCGATGCCCTTTGAAATCGCAATATCAATGTTTTTTGCCATAAGAATTCTATCGTTAATATGAAAGGCTGAAATGCCTACTACACTAACCAACAAAATTATTGCAGCACAAACTATTAAGGTGGTATCAAAATTCATGTGTTATTCCTTTTCGTATAAAAAATATGATTACCAATTTTAGTAACCTTTATCACATTATTCCAACCAGGACTTACATGAGTAGCATGAAAAAATAATGCACCTCTTGTTGGATCTGGCAATTTTTCGTAATTAGCATAAACATATGTTGCTAAGTCACGAATCTCATTATATAACGGATCATTTCTCTTTGTCAACAGCTCATTTTCATAAAGATACTTTGGTACCTTTTCACAATACCAAGAGAACTGGCAAGTATTGCGTATTTTCTGTTCGACTACCTCACAGATGTTGTCTGGAAAATGGCCAGATGCAACACGATTCAAAGTGACAAATGCAACGGCTTTTTGTCCCTCGATTGGTTCTTGCCTCGCTTCAAAGTAAATATTTTTTGCCAAACATTGTACTTCTTTTTGTGCAGACCGTGTTAGGCGATCATAACTTGGATTAATTAATGGCGACTGATTTCTCAGAATCATTATCGTTACAACTGCAATCAATACAATAACTATGGTTGCGGTAATTGAAAAACGGTTAATCATTGAATCTCCTTGTTAAAAGGACGGCCGAAGCCGTCCTAATCCATCAGGATTTTTTCTTTGTCGTTTCTGTAGGAAGATTAGAAACAAAGATATTAAGTGTTTGTGCTTTCGCTATAACATCTTTTTCTGATGGGAAAGGTGGGAACCCTGGATGTTTCGGTGGTTCTTCACCCTTTAATTTGGCGGTGTCAATTTCAACCTGCCATTGGTTTGATATAATTTCACGTTGGCCAAAGTATTCAGCCTCTAACATACCTTGAGCCATTTTTAATAGTTCAAGACGAATTTCAAAAGGTGTCATATTAGACATAATTTTCTCCTGTGTGTTTGTGTGTGTACCAGGATTGTCCTGGTATTTTATTTATGCTTTTTAATCCCAGAGACCACGGTAATATTTTCCAAACAAACGCAAACCATTATTGATGCGTTCATTGTGTTTTTGATATCCTTCGATATCAAAATGAGAAGTGTCGTTTGGGCCTTTCTCAAATGTGAACATTGTTGGCTTACCGTTTTCGTCCCACTCGCAAGGAACAGATTTCGTGTCGCGGACACCAGTATGAAATTGAGCATCGTGGTCATCATCACACAACTGTTCAAATGCCCAAATCATTTCACTCATGACCCAGTCCCATCGATCGTGAATGTCGCACTGCAACTTCTGTAAGTCTGGTTCGTGGTAAAAATCGAAACGTTGCTGGGGATCCCACTCTTCAGTTTCAGTTGTTCTCATTTCTTCAGGAACATCTTCCAAGTCAACCATCTGAGAACCATGTTTTCTTTCTCTGAGTTGCTTGAGCATTGGCAGAATAATTGGAGCCAACGTAGTATCCATTGACCAAGTATCTTCAGGATCGATTTTGATATACTCAATACGAGGATGAACGAAGTCAAGAAACTTTTGAAGACCTTTTGAAATTGTATCTAGTCGATTGACCCACTTCTCATACTTGTGGTCTGGCTTGTCTTCAAGATTGTAAAAGACATCCTTGTCCTTCTCCCAGAAACAAACTTTCTCCAGTATTGTATATGGAGAAATCCAGTGGTTTCGGTATTTGCTGATGTAAACTTTCATATGAAAAATAAACTATATCCGAGAAATGCAAACACAGCAAGTATTGCCATCTTTGCGATGAATGAAATTAGGCCAAGGAAGAAGCCACGAAATAGATATAACACAATGACAGCCAGAAAGACAAAGGCAGAAGAACTGGTGTCAAGGGTTGTATTTTGGACTTTATCCACGACTGGTGCGACATCAATTTTTTCAACATACTTTTGAATTTCTTCAACGGGTTTAATTGCAAAAGGCATAACAATCTCCAGTGTGTGTAGTGTGTATTATATAGTATCAAACTCCGTGGTATTTGTCAACGTATTCTTGCAATTTTGCCAGGTAATCTTCTTTTCTTTCAATGAATATCTGTGTACCATCAGCTTCAACGGCAATGGCAATCACAATTTTACTAATTGGTTTGCCAGTTATTTCTTCAAACATTTCCGAATAAGCCGTAGCTTGCATGAAATAGTTTTGAATGTAGTGTTTTTCTTTTTTCTTACTTGCGGTCTTCCAGTCAACGATAGCCAATTCACCATCCCATTCTGCAATACAATCACAACGACCTGCAAGTTTTAATTTGTGAGAATATAATGGTTGTTCGATGCCGTATATGTCACCAATATGTGCGTCAAGTAATGGCCTAATATCTAAAAACATCTCTTTAACGTCTGGCATCATTGTTCTCATTTTCATGTCAGACATCTCGTTAAGGAGATAGTTTTCAACACTATTATGAAGTTTTGTTCCTCGACCTGAGGCTTTTGCTGAGATTTTATTGGCGGTTTCTTCACCAACTCTTTGGCGCCATTCCATGATGGCTTTCTTGTTGTATGCCGAGAGAACGGTTGTAATGGAAGGGTAGAGGTTGCCTCCCGGTACTTTATATACTCTACCCTTCTCTGTGGTTTCGGATTCTAAATCAAAATTTAGTTCACTTAGTTTTACATGACGAAAATTCATTGTTATGCGGCTGCCGTACCTTTCATTTTTGGTTTTACTATTTT